TTTGAATTAGCTTGAGTTGGAACCAACACAGAGCCACTTGTTATGTCATAGGTGCCTGTGAGTTGGTTTGAGCCAGTAAAGAGCTGATTTAGGCGCTGATACACGCTGTTGCGGCTAGGGGCAGATATTGTGTCTCCATCCCAACTGCTTCCATAGGCTTCATTTATGACTGGTGAAGGTCGCAAGCTAATGCTGCCTGCATTTAATTGGTCAATAACAAAGTTGGTGTGAGCTTCAATTTCTTCTGCAGCTTTTTTTAGTTTGGTTAATGCCAGTGTCAAATCAGCTGCTGTTGACACAGAAAGAAAGGTGACATCAGCTGGTTGCACAATTGTTTGCCTAGCCGTTTGGATGATGGTTCCAGATGCCACGTTTGGTCCATTGTAGGTTAGGGTTGTTTGACTGGTTTTTGTGTAGAGGTTGGTTTTGTCTTCGCCGTTGTGAAGCACATAAAAGTCACGCTCGCTGAGGTTGTCGCTAAGTTGGAGCGCTGTCACGTCTATGGTAAATGACGTGCCGCTTTTGTTGGTTAATCGCAACACAATTGGTTTGGTCATTGTCCTTTTTCGTTGTTAATGTAGTGTTTTATAAATTCTTTGGCGTCTTCAAATTGGCTGGGTTTTATTGAGTTTGTAAACTGAGAGCGGAGTAGTTTTAGAGCGCTTGGTTTGGCAAGCCCTCGTTCTTGGGCCAATTTGTCAACCAAAAACTTGTTGTATTTCAACAAGAACCTGAGCCGGAGAAACTGGTTTAGTTGGTCTGCTAATGCTGCTTTGTCAGCATCAGACAAGGTGGAAGCTTCTTTTAACAGTCGTTTGTTGATTTTGTTGATTGTGCTGCTTATGTCGGTTTGGAGTTTGTCAAAATCCTCATAGGTTTTCACAATGTTAGATTGTGGGTCAATTGCTACCAACGTAAGACCACCTAGGTTGCTAAACAACCACCCAAACGGTTCTACTGGTTCCATACGCTGCCTTCGTCCTCCAAACGAAGGTGTGCGCCCTAGCCACCCTGGTTGTCCTTGTTGTTGCACCCATCCGGTGGGTGATGTTCTTTGTGCCTGTCCAACAATTGAAGGCGGCAACCACTTTTCGTCTGCTGACTTTAGCAACGGAAACGCCCTTGTTGCCAATTCTCTCAATGACCGTGGCATGGGCACACCAAGCAGAGTGTCTTCGTCAGCAGCTCCTTCCAATGGCTCTAGTGTGTCGGGATTTATGCCCATGAGGGGAAAGAAAGTGCTTACATAGGTTTTGGAAGCAAATTCTTTTAGCAGGTCTTCAAACGGTTTGAGAGGGTTTTTCTGTTGTTCAACTTGTTCCTTTACACTGCCAACGGGAGCGCCCATGCTGCGTCCAATGTCTTCTGCGAGCTCTCGAAACCAAGAAAAGCTTGAGAGGTAAAAGTCAACGCTTGTTGGCATGACTCCATATGCTTTACCAGTTTCTGGGTCATAAGCAATGGCAATGACATAATCGTCCTTTTGCCACTGCGCCATTTCAGCATCAGTGAGGTGTTGGCCATTCATGGCATAGGCATACAGTTTTAGCATCCGAGCTGCACGCCACGGATACATGAGCGTGTAGCGCAGTGCTGCTCCAGGAGCAGCCAATGCAAATGAGGCAAACGGCATGCCCACGCTGCTTAACACGCGTCCAACGACTCCTGTGTCTATGTTGATTTGAAAAAACTCGTCTGTGTGTCTGATTAGATCGTCAATGCTTTCAAATTGGTTGCCCTTTTTTAGGGCCAATGTACGCACAGCAGCCCACCGTGCTGCAAAGTCAGCGTGTTGGTTTATTGCCGCCAATACCGCATAAGCGGCATCAAACGGGGCTTTGGTCATTTCTTTTAGCATTTCTGCTGCTGTTTGTATTTTGCCAGTGAACGGCGACCCAAACTTTTCGTGGTAGGCCTTGTTAAACACAAAAAACCTTTGCATTGACTTGGTGTTTAGCCGCTCTAGAGGGTGCCGAACGCGTTCCATGCGTTCGCCCATGGCAGTTATAAAATCGCCTCCCCGTTTAAGCATTGTGGCTTCAAACAAGTCTTTGAGGCTGTAGCTTTCGTTGCCTATGACTACTGTCACGTTTTTGGGAAAAACGTCCAGGTTCTTTTGCACAAATGCTCGTGTGACTTCAGCAGTTGCAATGCCGAGCTGGCTTAGGTCGCCAGCTGCTGCATACAGTGCCACCACGTTCTGCAGCATTACTCGCTTGATGTAGTTTATTGGAGCAGCCATTAAGGCGGCTTTCCTAAACACTCTTGTGTAGGGAATAACCAAGGTTTGCACAAACTGACCAACCATTCCCAAGTCTGCCCAGCTTTGGTTGAGCTGCAATATGCTGCTTACTTGGTCTGCCACTGTTCTGTGAACAAACAGCGTTTGCAGTTCTGTTGGCACACCAGCTTCTTCAAATGCTTTTTTAACCACAGGCAATGATGACAACCTAACAAAGGACTTTGTGTTTTGGTTGATAAATGAACTATCTACAACCCAGCCTTTTTCAATGCCTTCTGTTAGCAAATCTTTTACTAATGTGGATTTTGACACTGCATCCTTTAGCTGGTCTGCATATTCCTTTATGGCCTTTACTGGATCCAACACAACAGCCTCGCCAAGGTGGCGAATGGGCAAATCCAGTTGAGTGCGAAAAAACTCAGTCAGCTCGTCGCTCATGGCAGGCGCTTGAGACAAAAACCCGCTTTCAAACAGCTTCTCAATCTGCTCGGGCTTTAGCTTGGACTTAAGCAGCCTAGACAATTCACCTGGTTGTGAGGCAATTTGAATTAGTTCGTGCTCTTGCATGCCAAGAATTGTGGCCATGATGGAGGGCTTTAGCACAACAGGCACATTGCTGGATCTGGTTGCTGACAAAAACTCGTTGGCATCAATTGACTTTGATGGTGAAGTTAGGTTCACTGTTTCAGCAAATGCACTGATAAGCTTTTTTGCCTCTTCTTGAACTTGCAATGGAAAATAACCGCCGTTCTTAAGCGTTTCCAACGACAGCCCTTCTTTGGCTGCAATATAGCGCAGGTTGTCATAGGCCTCGCTTATGCGCCCGCTTAAGCGGTCTAATAAACGAATTGTTTCTGTGTCCACACCAAGATCGGTTAGCTTGCTAATGTGTTTGTTGTAACGAGCTATTAGTTGATTGCGAACAACTGGGGAGTCAATAACGTTGTATAGCTTGGGATATTGGCCCACTATTATGTGGTCATAAACCAGCTCTTGCAGTTGATATTCTGGCATCAAAGGCAGTGCGGTTTTTAGCTCCTTATAGAGTTTGTCAATGTCAGGGAGGGCTTTGTAAATGGCGGCAGTTTCAATTAGGTTCTTGGCCATGTTAACCCTGTCTAATAGTGCATACCTCACTGCTCCTGCTTCTGTCATGGCCTCTAGGGGAGCTTGCCACAGCCAGCTCTTCCACCCCAGGTTTTTGGCCACCCAGCTTTCGAGGCGGCTGTAGTTTCTCAACACAGGAAGATGGGCAACAGAAAGGGCCTTTATGGCATAATCGTGTTGCAATCTAAGTTCCATTATGTGATGGGAAGACAAAACACCAGCTTGCTTGCGAAGCTCCTCGTAGTGCGCTTTTATGCGCTTCGCAATGGCAGACCCTGGCAGGTTGTTCATTTGAGGTGGTGAAGGAGGTGCTGGACACCTTAAGGTTGGCATGGTGATGAGCTCCTATTTTGTATGTTCTTAAGTGCTTCTTCTACGGTTATTGGGGCTTTATCAAGTTTAGAAGACACAACTGCTTCTTTTGGAGGCAATGGTGTGTCTTGTGGTAGCATGCCCCTATTAAGCAGTTCTTGCTGCACTTTTTGCAATTTGGTGTCTATGGCATCATTTAGTTGGTTGAGTAGTTTCGCAGCGCTGTCTCGTAAGTTCGAGTCCACAGACAGCCTCTTTGGGAAGTGGTAAGCTGAGTAGGCGTCGGCGTTGTAGCGAGCCACAATGGCCTCCATTGGTGTTTTGGGAGGCTCTACCATGTTTTTGTTTACTACCTCCACTCTTGCCTCATCTAGGACCATTAATATGCCGGATTTAGGGTCATACACGCTATCAAACCCTGCGTCGCGTAAGCCGTCGCTGATTGCATCACTTATCTTGCGAAGTGACTGTTCCGATGTGTCTTGTTTTGTTTTTACCAGCGTTTCTTCAATGAGGTCCATCATGCTGGCAAACGAAATGGTGGTTTTTTGGTTGATTGCATTTCTGATTGGCACAGGCAAAGAACTTATTATTTTCTTAACAAATTCCGACGTTGTCCTAAGTTCTGCTCTTGCGTCTAGGGGGGTTTTAAGGGAGTGCCTTACCTGATACACAGCCGGTTCAATTTTTCTCGACAGTGTTTCTGGTGACACGTTTATATTCACCATTGCTTTTGCATAGATGGCTGCTTTTTCTGGATTGTCAATCAAGTACAACCCAGACCCAAGCTCTCCTCTTGTGCCAAACAGCTCTAGATTGTATTTTGGGTTCCAGTCAGCAATGGCAGTCCCGTGGTAAAGGGTGGTTGGCAATTTTGCCAGAAATGGTTTTTTCCTCGAAAAATTAAGTTCACGAAGTGCCATCTGGTCTTCTGGCAACACTCGTTGTGCATAGCGCAATGTTGTGTTGTTGGCATTGGCAAGCTCTTCGGCTATTATGTCCAACGCGCCTTCTTTTGAAAAACCGCCAACTTGGGCCAATCCCTCATAGTCGCCCCGCATTATGAAGGGCCTAAATTCTCTGTCAACAAACCTAAACGACTTTGGAGGCAAATTCAATTTTCCGCCTGTTTCTATTATCCGCTTTACTTGGGCTGGGGTTATTTCCGAATACGGCACCCTGTCAATGGACTTGCGTCCAAAGTCAACGGTTGTTTTGAACATCTCATCAAGCAGCTTGAGGTTTTCGTTCACCACTGCTTTATTGGCTGCCAATTGTTCGGCAATTTCCAAAAGGTCGTCTGTGCGGGCCCTGAGAAACCCTCCTGGCACATCGTCAACTCCCTTCAACACAATGTTGCCAGGCACATCAATTGGGGTTTTTGATGCTCTCCCAATGCCCACACTGGCTGCAACTTCTGCTGGTGAGTTGGGCGGCAGCTTTGTTTTGCCACCGACAACTGGCCTCACTTCTTGTGTTATGACATCAGTTGTGCCCTCCAGTGCCACTTTGGTTTTCATCGGCTTGCTTCTATTTAGCTCTGGCCCAAGCCGCACTGGCTGTTCCATCTCCACTGCAGGTATTTGCCTGGCTCTTGGCTGGACTTGCCTCACTTGCCCCTGTACTGCCTTTGTCACCGCCTGCCCTGCTTGCTCACCTGCTCCTGCTACAGCTTGAGAAGCTGATTTTGCTGATGGTAATGGTGAAGTAACCGTGGCTGATTGGCCTGTTTGAGACACAGCTTTTGCTGCTTGTGAGGGTGGTGCAGCAGTTTCTGCTGCTGCTTGAGCCGCTTTTGAAACTGATTGTGGAGGTGGTGCAGCAGTTGCTGCTGATTGAGCCGCTTGTGAAACTGGTTGTGCAGCAGTTGCTGCTGCTTTTCCTGCTTGAGAAGCTGTTTGTGAAAGTTTGGCTTCAGAAGCAGCTGCTTGGGCTGCTTGAGAAGCTAATTGTGATGTGGCTTGGCGTTTGCGTACTTGGCGCAACTTCCTCAAACCTGATTTGAGGGTGTCACCAATGAGCAGGTCAAATGGGTCTAAAAACAACTGAGTAAAAACTTCTATGCCGGTGCCAATGGGGTCGTCTTTGGCAATTGCAAACACATCATTCGCAAACTGCTGCACTGGCCTAAACTTCTTCCAGGAGCTTGTGGCTGGTGCTCCTTTTACTGCCCGTCTCCGTCTTGGTGCAAACAACACGCCTTTGTTGGCACCTTGAGGGTCGTTTGTGTCCCCTGTTTGTGCTCCTCTCAAAGCATCGGCCAGCAAGTTGCGCTTTCTGGCCTTTTCCACATCAATGCCCACTATGGGCAAATAGTCCATCAGCCTCAAATCATTTACTTGTTGTTGGGCTTGTTCCCGTGTTTTGCCTTTGGCTACCAATGCATCTACTGTGGCTTTTTTGATGCGTTCAATTGCGTCCCTTGAAAACCCTTGTTGGGTTTCTTGTGGCACCAGTTTCTGGGCTTCTGCTTGACTGTAGCCCGATGCTGTTAGGGCCCGTATGGCCTCGTTTCTGGCATTTTCAGCAGCTGTTCTTGTTAGGGCTCCTTTGTTTGCCTCCAACACTGCTCGCAATGAGCCACCAAACAAATTCTGAATCACGTTGTTGGCTTCTGGTCTTGCTTGAGCAGGTTGTTTTTTTTCTTTGGCCACCAATCCCGACTCAACTGCTCTTGACAGTGTCTCTGCTATTTCCCCAACTCCAGCCAATATTGTGTTGAGAGGCAACCCAAAAAGGTAGTTGAGGCCGCCTAGCAAACCCGAGCCTGCTTGCCCATAGGATGCTTTTCTTGGGTCTAAATTCGGAGAGAACTTGTTGCTATCCCGTATTTCCTGTTTTCCAAACAAAATGTCAAGCCATGGGTTGCTGCCTGTCTCTGCAGGAGTTGCATGCCAAGGCCGATCAGCCCTTGGCACATTCAACAACCTGTCCCTGTTTTCTAAGATGCGCTGGGCTTGTTCAACTGCTGCTTGTCGCTCGGCAAATCGGCGGGTTGCCGCGTCGTTAATCCCAGCATATCCTTGCTTGATGAGCTCGTAGGTGCCTTTTGTATCGAGTGTGTTATAGACTGTTGGGATCTTTGTAGTGATAATCTCTGGCGCATAAATTCGTGAGTCTCCAAATTCTTGTCCTATGTCCACCAAAACAGACGGCAGTGACACTTGCCTTACCTTGTCCACAATTTCCTGCGGCGAAGGTGCACCAGCGCTCCCAGGCATTGGACCAGAATTCTGCTCCAACGCCTCCATCAGTGCCTGGTCCGCCAACAAAGAAGGTGTTGAAGATGATGATAATGTGGGCGCTGGCTCCTGCAGTGGCAACACAGGCTGATCCAAACTCACGGCCAAACCAGGCTCTTCTTGTGACCCTGGCTCTGGTGCTGGCAATGGCGGTGGCTCTGTGGTTGGTTTGGATTCAGTATCTGGTTGGGCTGTCTGCATCACATCCACATCAACAGGATGTGGCTTTAAAACGGGCAGCTCAGGTTGGGTTTGTTCTGCCCTCTTCCTCTGGTAGTCTTTGATTATGCTCATAAAGCGTTGGTAAAGTTGATTCCATGTGGGCTAATAACATCCTTCGTGTTGTCACATAAAGGGCAAATGCTTTCTTTAGAAACTCAATTGCTTGCTCTCGGCTCATTTGGTCTGACAATGCGTTCATTGAAGCAATTGAAAATTCGTCTTCTAGTGTTAAAATAGAGCCCGATTTGCCTGTTGTGTTGTCTGTTGTCATGCTAACCACCGATGTTGAACTGACGGCCTCTGCTTATACCGGTTGTGCCTCTCAATGTTATTATCAGTTGGTCTGCAATGTTTTTGTGGATTGCAGCTTGGTTGGCATCATCCAAATACGACACCAATAGTGTGCTGGCTGCTACGTGCTGAATGGCCGGCAACAGTATAAAATCAATGCCAACGTCGTCGTCGTCTGACATGGGGAGTTGGGGCACAACTAAACAATGCACCTTAACTTCTAGTGGCGTTGTCACTATGCGAGGACTCAAGTACATTGTGTTGCCCACAATCGCATAACCAACGTTGGTGGACAACGCTTCCAATGGCAGCTGCGACAGCTTGAGCAACTGCCCTTGTGAAGATAAAAACACAGAAAAGATTTGGAGAATACTATCTGGCAATTGCTGAACTTGGTTGCTCACCACCACCAACTTCTCAAACTGCTGTGGCCTAACTGCAGCTGCCACACTCACAACTGCAGATTGGGCCACGTTTTTTGTTAAAGTGCCAAGAGAGCCGCTGGTGGAGGCGAGCCGTTGCTCGCCAACCAGGGCAAGTATGCTGTTTATAAACTCAAGCAGTTTCATTGCTAATTAGGCGACTTGAGGAATTTCTCCGTTTGTGTGAATGACAACAGCACACTCTGGTCTGTAGTCACGTGCTCCATACAGCGTGCTGGTCACAATTGCATCTGCAAGGTAAAGCGTTTCGCGGCTCATCTCTGTTTTGGGCTCTTGCAGCATTGCCAAAACAAACGCCTCGCGATGCAACATAATGGCTGAGCGCACTTCTGCTTTCTTTCCTGTGTTTCCAGCTGTGTTTTGCCACGTGGTTGGTAAAGCCGTTATTGTTGCGGGTGACCCTTGGGTGGGAAAATACGGGTTGTTTCCTGTGTTACCAACTCCTGGCGTGGGTCCTGTTTGTCCAGGCTTGATAAAGTAGCCTGTATCTGCGTTTGCTCGCATTAAAGAGCTCATGTACACAGGAACACCAAGTAAAGTGCCAACTACGCCATTCTCTAATGGAGCAGATGTTCGGTAGAACATGCTTTGCACTTTATCTAATGCTAGCAATTGGGAATATTGCACAGGATCTACTATCAGCACTCTTCCATCTGCCGGAACATTGTTTTGGTCCAATATCAGCTTGGCTTTCAAAAACGAGTCAATATTAAATGGTTTTGAAACAGAACTGCCGCCGTTTTGGCCGTCACTTGTACACCAAACAACTTGGTTTGGTAAGCTGTTGGTGATTGCTCTTAGACCGAGCAAATAGGACTCCAAGTCTCGGTTTATGGCATATGCGGCTTCCTTGGCCAAGTTAGATGCCAACAACCCGCTTGGGTCTAACATGATAGACACAATATCCTCTATCATGAAAGAGCATTCTTTGTACTGGTCAATACGAATGGTTATTCTGTCAGTGTCGGTCTTTTGCAACTCAACCGGCACAGCAGGTTCCTTTTTGTTCACACCAAGTCTGCCTAGAGTGGGAATGTGAACTGTGTCTCCGTGACGACCATCCGGAAAAGTTAGGTTCATAACAAACTGCCGCATTAGCAGATTGGCATCTAGCTCGCGGCGAACCATGGTGGACCATTGCTGCTTTATCCACTTATCAATGTTTTGTTTGGTGTATGTGTCGCCTCGGTAAGTGGCCTGTAGATTGTAGTTTGTGTTGTTGTCTGTGTTGAATAGTGGCATTGTGCTACCTCTTATTTAACTAAACGTCGTCTACAACTCTTCCTTCTCTGAATGCTTTTGTTATCTTAGGCAAATTTGCTTTGTAAGTCTGTTCGTCCATGCGGAGTATGTCAGACTTCTTGATCAACTCCAATTTTGGAGTAGTTGCTTGCTTTATCCTAGACACAGTTTGAGTTGGCTTTCTTGTTGCTTCAGCTGGTGCTTGCCCTGTCTTTTTTAAATACTCCCAAATTGCAACAGCACCTTCCACTGAATTAAACTGGTCTCTGCCGTCTTCTGGAAGCTGAGCATAGAACTCTCTTACTGCTTCCATGCGCTTGTCATATTCTTGAGGGCTTACACCCCATGCTCGCATCAGCCTCATCTCATCACGAAAAGCAATGAGCTGATTTACTGTGTCCACGGCTTCTTCAGGGCCTATGCCAAAGTACTTTTCAAATTCTGCTGCAAATGCAGAGTTCTGCTGCTCTTGCTGCTCTTCCTGCTCTTGTTGAGTCTCTTCTTGACCACCATGTCCTTCTTGTTCTTCTTCTTCTGCTGTTTGTTCTTCTGACGCTGATGAAGCTGCTTTCTCTGCTGCTGCTCTCAGCAAATCAGGCCGCACGGTGGTTGGAATTGGTTGATAGTCTGTTGTTTTCAGCTTTGTTTCGTCTGCTGTTGTTGGTTTTTGTTCTTCCAGCATTTTTTCTTCTACCCGCCTACCTAAATAGTTGGTATTACCTAGTCACTTTTTATTACGTGGTTGAGCTTGTTGGCTGGGACATTGCTGCCATTATTGCCGCATCCTCTGTGGGGTTGGGTTCTGGCTGCTGTTCAGGCACAATTCCCAACAGTGTCTTCAAAGCATCGGGCAGCTGACCGGCGGCCAATTTTTCTTTAATCGCTTGGCTATAGGCTGGCCCGCCAATGTCCGTCAGGCTTTTGTTTAGCTCCTCTAGGGGAGTAGTGGGTTGTTGTTCTGGTTGGGCATCAGTTGGCGTTTGCTTGGACCCCAAATACCGCGATGGATCATCAAACCCAAAATTTACTAGCAAGTCAGAAAACAGTGCTTGCCAATCTACCATGTTGACAAATTGCGGCACACTGGTTATTACTGAGATGAAGTCCGTTAAGTTCTTCACTTTTCTGTCGCGGTTAATCACGCTTTGGGACGCGGTTATTCGCACAGAAAAGTCTTTTCTGAGGTCTGTTGGCAGTAGTTTGAAGTAGTTGCTTATTCCAGGTTGCTTGCCTTTTAACTTGACTACTTGTGCTGATTTTGTGTTGGCTCTAATTTCTGCATAAGCTCGCTGTAACAAGGGAATAACAAAATTTTTTTCATAAAGCTCGTAAACGTCGGTTAGTCTGTTGCCTCCTGCTTCCTTTACGGCCTGAATTTCTTGTGCTGTTACCCTCTCACCTGTACGGTAGGTGTTGGCGCTTATCATCGCACCTGTGCCTATGTTGCGATCAATTTTTGCATCAAGCACAGCTGCTTCATTGTAGGTTACGTTGAAGTTGTTGGCTGGCGGTCTTAAAGGCATTAGTGCGTCTGGCCTAGACACAGTGATCACCTTACCAGGCTCTGTTTTTATGCTGTTGGGGTCGGTGATTCCGTCGTCAACAAAAAGCCACATGTTGTCTATTGACACAGCGATGTTGTCCAAACGCCGGTTCATTAGTATGTTGCTTTCTAATACCAGCCCTAAGCTGCTGTCAATTAGCGACACTCCATAAGCCTCTTCAGGCGTTTCAAACAAAACCGACACAAACCACGGCGGATGTTCAAGGCCCTCTTCTTCGTGCATCACCATTTCATCTGCAACACGATAAAGGCACCCGTCTATTGGGTCAAAAAACTCGACCAGCTCTACAAACTCATGAAAGTTGGAAGTTGTTGATTGTGTTGACAAAAGGTTTATGTCGGGCCTTGTTGTGGACAGTTCCTGAAACACCTTGTCAGGATCTTCATCCAATTGGTTTAGCATGCCAGAGTTGGCCCATTCTAAAAACTCTGCCCTGTTTAGCAAGTGTTCCCTAAACACATAAGAGAGTTTGTGATCGTAGCGTCTGCTGCTCTCGATGTAGGTGTTTAGGCCATTCAGCGTCTCAAACTTTATGCCATCGTCGTCGTCCCAAAACACCCTCATTGCTGTGAATCCTGTTAGCAGCAGCTGGGTTGTTGCCACTCTCAATTCCCTGTAGAAGTTGCTGTTGTTTAGTGAGTCACGAAAGTAGGCCGACACTAAAGGAGTTATTTCTGCCAGCCCTGGTTCTCGGCTCTCTAGCTCCACCCAATAGTCGCTAAAAAAAAGAGAATTTCTGAAGTAGGCACCCACTGTTTCTATTATTTCAAATATTCGCCCGTCGTTAAGTTTTGAGTGCCAGCCTGTGTCGTTCTGCACTCTTAGTGGCTTTGTCTTGTAGAGGTTCCACAGCTCTGTCCATTTGGCATTGAGGGCTGCTCTAGCATTTATTTCTTTGCTGATTATTTCCTTGATTGTTTTGTTCGTCGTTGTCATGGTTGTTGTCGTTTTCTAGCGGGTTAGGCAAAAAACAAGTTATAGCTGGCAAGATAAGAGCTTGGAGCTGGTTTGTTAAAAACATTAATAAAACGAGAATTGAACACAGGTTGTGTTGTCTTTTCTTTAATTGGTTTTGCGTTTTCATACAGCAAAACAAGAGCATCCAAAAAATCGTCGTGTCTGACAGCAGGATAATTAGAAAGTTGCTCCCATATCTTTTGCTGGTTTCTTACTTTGTCAGACAACCACAACTTGCCGGATGCTATTGGCAGCTCAAGCACGCCTTCTATTTTGCTTTGCTTGGGGCGTAATTCATAGTGCCCCAAAGCAACCATGCTGCGTCCGTTCACCAAAGCACTCTCGTGCTTTAGTAGATCAGGAATCAACAACCCAGCGCCGTTTTCCTCGTAAAACACCCTAACTGTGTTTAGACGCAAGGCCATTTCCTTGATGGCTTCAACAAGTTCTTTGCCCGTTAGCTTGTCAACACGGGCTTCTTGGACAACAAGCGTTCCGTCTGATAGCTTGAAGCCGCCTACAATGGCGCAATCATCTGCTGTTTTTGAGCCTGAAAAAGCTGGGTCTACAGCAATTATTGGTACAACCCTGTCAACTGATAAGGAGCCAGGTGCGCTAAAATAGCAGTTGCCGCCGTTAACAAAGAAACAATTGTCAGGAACAATTCGAATACAAGAAACATCAAATATGGCATGTTCTTTCTCGTACACTTTGTTTAGATATTGAGAAGCAAACCTTCGAGGAGACAACCGAGCCTTAAGATTTTTTACAACAAAATCATTGTATTTTTCAGGCCAAAGATAGCCTTCACTTTCGTCTACTCCGTTTTTGTAAATTGACCGTACCAAACAACGATAGCCCATCTCGTCTGCTCGCTCCAGAACTTGCCCATAGTAGTCGTCTATGGTGTATCTGGTGCCATTGATTATTATTTCTCCGCCCAGTATTTCCTCAAACATGCCGCCAACTTCCACCACCTCTGGTGGATTCAACACAGATTCCACATCAGCAATCCACTCTTCCACCATTTGTTTTTTGGCTTCTGATTCTGTGTTCTTGAAGTCGATAACGTCGTCCAAAATAACCAGGTCAAAGTGCATGCCAGTCACTGTGGTACCCACAGAAGTGGCAAACACCGTTGGCTCTTTATAAGTTCCTTGGCGATTTACTTGAAGGGCTGTGTTGTTCCAAATCACCTTTTTGTCTTCGGCTTCTGTTTCATCATTTGTTGATCTGGCACGCAAGCGCTTGTCAAGAGCAGGCAACAAATTGCCTTTTATGTGAGGGCGATTGTTCCACACCTTTTCCAGGTCTTTGTTTTCTAAGTGAGTCCTTAATTCGCGAATAAAAGAAAACGCCAAAGACTGCAAATTACATGCCACCAGAATCCGGATTTCTGGATTTCGGTAGATGCGCCACAGAGAATATAACACAGTCCCTATTGTGGACTTTAGGTGCCCTCGCGGCATTAGCACCATGCGCCTCAAGCCAGCTGCAGCTTCATCTCCAACAAACTTTAACTTTTGTCGGGCAGTCTCATCAGTTTGTGGAAAACACAAAAAATCTACCAACTCGTCATGGCATTCGCCAAATTTGTCCCAACCGCCTTTAAACTTTATCAAATCAGCAAATGCCTTTATTGAGGTTAACGCCATCACCTCCAATTCTGTGTGTCCTTCGCATTTGCTGCTTGTCTTGCGTCTGGCAGCTACTCGTTCGCTTCGGTCTGGTTTGTCTTGCTGCAGTAGCCTGTTGTCTGTCCTACTATAGGCTGTTAAGCTTTCGGTATTTACTAGCCCTTTGCTGCGTGGCATGTCACATGATAACTCCTTTTCTGCGTGAAGTGGCTCTATTAAATCTACGCATTGCCAATTTGTCCAACAAGTTTAAGTAGGTTTCCAAGTTCTGAGCCTGATCTGCGCTTTCTCTAAAGTCCATAAAGAATTTCATTTGTTGGTCACGCATTGCCAAAGCGTTTTCATATTCTCTTTGCATCTCTTCCAATCTTGTTTGATATTCTCTTATGCGTGATTCAGATAATTGTTGTACGCGTTGGCTTTCTTCCAGCTGCTGTTGCAGCCTTCTCATCATTTCTTCACTTTGTGCATTTAGTTGGCCAATTGACTGCGCTGATTGTTGTAATATTGCTTCTGTTGCTTTTTTTGCGTTTTCTGCCAACAAATTGGCGTTTGCCTGGGCTTGTTGTTGCACTGCTTTAATTGCTTTGCTTGGGTTTTTTGGTTTCTTTCGTGTTCCCATGGGTTGTTCTCTTGTTTACCTCCGTTCTTTTGTTGTTATGTGGTGCTTATCTAACCACTTGCTGCATTTAATTTTGTCAAATTTGTTTGGTTTTTTAGGCGCGGCGCAAGCCGCGCCGAACCTCCCCCCAGCGCTTGACAAACCAGTGTGCTTGTGCTATAATATACTCGTACACAAACAAAAACCAAGGAGGACCATATGTTGACTTCTCAACAAAGAAAACTTATCCGGGACAGAATCCATGCCCACAAGCGGCAGGACAAGCGGAAAGGCCGGGATTGGTCAAACAATCTCACCCTGGACGACTTCCTCCGCATGTGGCAAGAGCAAAATGGACGCTGCTTCTACACTGGACTCGAAATGACCATCGGTCAAAAGGGTTCGAAGGTTGAAGTCAGCATCGACCGCCTGGACTGCAGCAAGCCGCACACGGCGGACAACTGTGTGCTGGCATGCGCGAGCCTGAACTTCGGGCGTGGCGACAAGCCGGTCAAGGAGTTCTGCGACTACCTGGAGGGGATGGGCATGCTCCACCCGGACACCAGAGCCAAGCTAAGGGCCAGGGGCTTCGAGGCCTAGCCAACAACGGCGGCGCGCAAGCGCCGCCTTTTTTTGTGTCTGCGGTTGCCTTTGCGCACAGCCCCAATTTGCTGGTTCATTGGTGTCTTTTTTTAGATTCTGTGGTTGGCCTGGTCTGTCAGGCAGCAGGCCACTGAGCCTGCTTTTCTGGTAGGCCGCCTGCGGCTGATTCGTTTGTACTGGTTCTTGATGAGATACGAATGCTTTGGTTGGATTGGGCCTTTGGCCAGCCGCTTCAGCGGCTTTCCTTTGTGTTTGTAGGGCGGGCGGTGGGGAACATTTGTACTACCGTGCAATCTCCGGAATCCCTATCGGAATGCCGGTGTATTTTAAGATACTACGGCATGCCGCTGGGGATTTTGGTCATTTGCAATCTCCGGAAAGCCGGGGGAGATTCCGGACATGGGGGAATCTCCGGTTTGCCGATCGGGATTGGGGTCTTTGTACAACACCCGGTTTGCCGGTAGGGACCACGGGGATTTCAATGTTATTGTAACGAAATATTGCAATCGGTTGACGGGGACAGGGGGGTGCATTAGAATAGAGGTGTAAAAAATAAAGGAACAAAACAAGGAGGACCAAATGAACAACCAACTTTTGAACAACCAACTTTCAGTTGACAATCCTGTTGAAGTTTTATTAGAGTGGTGTCAGGCCATTGCTGAAGCCACTGGCAAAACCGGGCAGGAGCTGGCGGATCACCTGCGCTTCATGACCCGCATGAGTTACAGGCTGGTATTGGGTGACGAAAACCTGACGGAGTCTGACTTGACGCCAGAGCAGCTCAAGAAAATAACTCAGCACCGTCTGGACATGATCTTCCTCATGAAGCAAGTCCAAGCCACCCGCACCATGGGGGCGGACCAGCCTACCGAGGCTGAACGTGGGGCCAACGTGCAGCCTCCCAAGAAAGTGACGGCGCTAACACCCGGTGAGGTTTACAAGGCCTATTGTGCGGCCATTGCAGATGCAATTGGTAAGACGGGAGATGCCCTCCGTGACCACATCCGCCACGCCGTCCGCCTAAGCTACCAGATTGTGCTGGGGGACGCAACCATTTGCCAGCGCCACATGACGGTTGAGCAGCTGGATTTGATCACCCGGCACCGCATGTCGGTGATCTACCTGCTCCGCCACATTGAGGCCGTGCGCAAGATGGGCACCAAGGCCGTGGCCTAGTTTCTGCCCTCAGCCTCCGTGGCTGCGCCCAGCAGCCACGGTGATCACCTCAGACCACCCAGTTTGGAGGAACTCACCATGGACATCAAAACCACCATCCGCGAACTAAAGCAAGCAGGCGTTTCTCGCCCCGACATTGTGTGGGCCTTTCCTTACCACCCGCGCACCCAGGACCGGGCCACCTTCATTGCCCACGCTTTTGGCGTGTCTTTCAAAGAGGCCATTGCCCTGCTTGCCGCAGCCACGGTGGCTGACTCAGCTACTGCAGACTATGAGGATGTTGTCCCACTTGCCATGCGGTTTGGCAATTGGGTGGCCGAACACTTCGACTACCTAGACACCCAAGACACAGAGCAAGACCTTCGCCACGTGACTGCCCTCCTCTTTGAGCTGGCCCCTGACGCCGACTCTGACAGCCCCTCAGACCCTGACGGGGATGACCTTGATGATGACGATGACGATGACTTTGAGGATCTTGATGATGAGGACCTAGAGGACCTCGCCTAGCACTTCCCTCCTGCACTGGCCTGAGCAGCACCCGCTGACCGGGCCTTTTTTGGCCCCTGCGACCTGGGCCATCTCCGGCATTCCAATCGGGTTGCTGGTGATTGCCTCTTGGCCCACATGCACCAGCCTAAGTGAGGCCGATGTAGCGCAGGAAACTCCGGCAATCCGGTCGGGATTTGGTGGAAAATCACCCCCTGGCAAAAGCCCCAACCAACCACAGAAAAAGCCCCGGCTGCTTGAGGGCAGCGCAGGCGGGCAACGGAAAGGAAAGGGGGTGGTGGTTAGAAGCGGGTGCGGCGCAGTCCCTTGCGGCTGGTATCGAACTGAAGCCCAGCAACAGCCAGGCCAGAAGACAAAACACAGGCCAATTGCCAAGCCTCGGCATGCCCCACCATGCCAACACGGAGGTTGGTTGTGTCACCAGGTGCTAGACGAACAGCAAATGCGGCATTTAAAAGGCCCTCTCCAGCATGCTGAGAAGGGGAGCCAACGACCCATGTGGTAAGTTCGTCCAACCTATCATCAAACCCGTAAACAGGTAAGACAAGGCGGACGGAAATGGTGCCACGGCCACGAAGGAGCAAATTGCAGCCTCGGATGCGGTTGGCCCTGTTGAGTCTGTCGCTGGTAAACGCCTTGGTAACAAAGGCAGAGACAATGGGCAAAGGCACCATACCGCCAGAGTGTTCAACCAAGAGCACCTGATTGGCTCCAACAACACGGGCGTGGTTGGGACCATGTGCTTGCACACAATTGGGGTTGAGGGAACAAACAAGGGCAGAAGGAAGGACAAGGTCAGAAACATCAGTTGGAGTGTTGTAGACAGTGACCTGAGTGCCAGGCAATTGCACATTTAGAAGGCTGTTCCAGCTGGTGATGCCCTCCAAGTCCCTATCAACACGGTCCCACTCACACAAAATAATGGCAGACTGGGTGCCAGACCCAGTTGTGGCAGTGGTGAGAAGAGTGAAGCCATCAAAACTTGTGTTTAGGTTGGGCGCCAAAGAAGTGGCAAGCCGTATTGAAGACCACGTGAGCGACTTAACACTCAGCTGAAGCAAATCCAAGGTACCGCCAAAGCCAACTAAAAAGCTTTGTAAGGTGTTTGACCAAACCAAAGATTTTGGAGATTTGGTTTCAAAATAGTCGCTAACGTGGGGTGAAAAAACAATGTTTTCTAGTTCCTGTATGTTTTGATTGTACTCCAAAATAAACAGGCCGTTGCGGCTTATGTAAAAGAGCTTGTTTTCGTATAGAACAAAAGAGGAGGTTGAAGGCACAATCTCACGACTGACAATGACGGTGTTGGCAACAGACGCAGAAGGCGGGGAGCTTGAGGATTCGCCGCTAATGCGGAAAATACCAACGTCCGTCGCAACCACCAGCACACCAAAAACAGACTTTACATCAATTACTTTGGAACAATTTTCTCGAATAGAAACAACGTAAGCAGATGAGGGAGAAAATGAAATTGAGCTAACTTGGAAATTGTTCCATGAAATGCCGCGGTATTGCCAATCAGCGTGAGAAAACGCCACTTTGTTGTTTAAACCAGTCAAGACCAACCGTTGGCCAATTGAAGACACAATGTGTGGGTACTTGTGGTCTAGTGTGTTGGCAATGTAGTTGTATCCGTAGAGGGGCACAATCCAACCATCACCAAGATTTATTGTACCAGACTGGTTTGGTTCTAGATCAACAACAGAAGTTGACGCTCCGGGTTTAAATGGGCGGGAAAAAATTAGTTCAACAACTGCTGAAGAATCCACACCTGGGTTTCTGAAACAAGAAGAAGATGGGTCGTAATTTATAACAGCAAAAGCATGAGCTATGCCAGACGTAACCCATAAAGTGTTGGTAAAGAAAGTGGGGAAGTCAACAGGATTTTTATCAACACGAACCAGAACATGCTCAACAGGAACTCCATTACCATTACCCAACAAGATGCGTCTGCCTCTTCCAATAAGAACTGTGCTGGGTTGGCCACCAGACTCCAATGCTCCAAACGAAATAAAAAAAGGAGTTTGAGTGCACTTCATACCTCTTCCAGGCATGTAACTACCATCAGACTGACACCATTCGTCAGCAGTTGCTGGTTGTCTGTCTCCCCTGAAATTAAAAACATCTGCTGGGTTGCTGTTGTTTTTAAAAACAATAAACCAATAACTTGTGTAATCATCTAGAATGTCGCTTTCATTTATTATAGGATTGGCAGACAAAGGCTGAGGCACAGCCACGTTAACATCTATTGGCAATTGATTTTTTCGAACGGCAGAATTCCACAAGTAATTGCCTGGGTAGTAATTGGCATCTGCACACCAAAACCAAAAACAGGAATGGAAACTAATGGTGTTACCCACTTGTACCCAGTCAAATGGAGAAGATGAAGTAAGTGCCACGTTAGCACCTGTTTGCGTCATGCTGGTTAAAACGTGAATAGCACCAGTTGGAGACACAATGATTGTGTTGCCTGTGTTGATGGTGTTGTTGTTATTGGGAAACACACTCAACGAAAGCGACAATGAACTGCCACCGTTGGAAATAGAACCAACTGATGCGCGAAGCGAAATCAAACAAAAACACAACAAGGGAGTAGATTTTGTGGCAATCAAAACAAAGCAGCTTTTGTTTTCCACCAAAGCAGAAAACGAAGGCTCTTCATCAGCGCTTTCATCTCTGAAGACGCTGGGTTTATAGGCAACAAACCTTAACCTACCGTTGTTGTCTTTTAGATAAAGAGCCAAGTCAACACCAGTTTTGAGCAGCAAGTAATTGCGAGATTCAAACTGAAACTGAAACACGTTACAAGAGCCAGACACAGAAGATAAAATGCCTTTTACCCTGCTGCCAAAGCGGGGAGTCAGCTCTCCTGTGGAGGTAATAACAGCATTTACTTGCTTGTCCAAAAACACAGAATCAGTGCCTTGGTTTGTTGTGGCAGAAGAAAGACCAGCAAACGAGGCTATTTCAGGAGTGTCTGGTTCCTGAACAACGAGCTTTGGTTTAATACGATTTTCCATGATAATCTAACCCGCATCAGATTGTGTTGTCATGTTGGTGATGAACCCATGAACCAGAAAGCAGGAGCTCATTACAAATGCTGCAATGGGGGTGATAGTCAAACGAAACAGCCTTGTTCCTGCTTATTCTGTAGTTGCTGTTGACACCACCTGAGTATGGGATGTTGTAGCGTCTGCCAGCCCATTTACCAAGCAGCTGAAGCTCATACCCAAACGTGGTGCCTGTGTCATTCATGCGCAGCTTAAATGGATCTCCGCCATCGATTATGTACTGACGCATGTTTTTGCCTCCCAGGCTGCGAAGAGGCACAGTACCTGCTCTGGTTAAGATCCAAAAGTCAGCAATGCTGGCGTTTGGTCCCTTCTTACGCAAAACATCAAACCAACCAGCTTTTCTGTAGTAGTCAACAACCATTTTGGCCTGTGTTTCAAAAGGCTTGTCACCAGCAGTTGGGTCATCAAACCCGATTATGCCCGTAATTCTGCCGCCATGGCGTTTGTGAATATTCCAACTGGTCTCTTGCTGAATAATGTCGGCCAACCAAACAGCCGGTATTTTTAGCGCACGAGCAGCATCTACCAAAGCCCTACGCCAGGTTGGGTTTTTACGAAGGATGGCGTAGTTGTAGTCGTCATTATAATCATATGATTGGACGTTGCCTCTAGTGAAGGGCAAATAAGTTCTATTTAATGGGCGTTGCGCCGTGAACACATTGGTTGCAGGTTGTGGTTGGGAAGTAGGCGTTTGAAAAACATTTGCTTGCATGGCTCCTTGAGGTGTTAAGAAACTGTTTGGACTTGCTTTCAGCCAAGGATGGGTGCGAGCAAACAAAGCACCAATTGATCTGGGTTTAAGAACGTTACTGTCTTTGATTGTTAGCCTTCTTAAATGCTCAATTGGGTCAACAACACCATCCCAGCCAAAGGAGGGAACATAGTTGCCTTTGCTATCAAAATTGGCTTTGTTGCGTACTTCAAAATGCAAGTGCTTACCTCCAATGTTTATGCCAGAACCGTCGCTGAAGCTTATTGGCTCACCTGGTTGCACTCTTTGTCCAGACTTAACAAGAGCTTGCTGGTGTGCATACCTGTATACAAAGCCGTTGTCGCCTATGATGTCAATAAAATTGCCATAACCATCTGCTTTGCCTACATAGGCAACACCGCCAACAAGAGCCACAGCTCTTTCATTGCCTTCAACACCAAAGTCAACACCTGCGTGTCGCCTATTAGACGGTCTTGGAGCACCAAATTGGCTGGTGATTGGGGCATTTGCACCAGCCAAAACAGGCGTGATTATTGTGTTATTTCCAACACGCAAGTTTTGAAGTCTGGCACGAGGTGCAACGCGCACCCTACCGCTTGCGTCCACGTCGGGTGCATACGTGGACGAGCCATCAAAATTTGGTGGAACACCATAGAACTGTGGCACAACAACCCGTGCTTTTAACTCATTGGCGAATTTGTTGGCCTCTGAAAGCTCTTTTTCAGCAGCTGCCTTATACTGCTGTGCAATTTTGGCAATTTGGGTACGGTCTACCAGCAACCCAGCTTGTGCTAGGTGAGCATATCTTGCCCTCAATTCAGCTTGTTTGGTGCGTTGTTTGTCTATTATGGCGTTTTGAATTCTAGTAATGGCATTTTGCTCAAGATCAAGAGCCCGCCTTAGCGCACCAACGTCTAAAGACTGTTGAGGATTGGTTAGCTTGGAAGCTAAAATGCCGTAAAGTTCGGGTGCATTTTGCTGAAGCTGGTTAAGAAACTCCAAATCAGCAGGCGATAGCTGACCTGTTGTGTTGCGCTCAGCCAGTTTGTTCAACACAGCAGACATGGAATCTACCCGCCTTAAATCCATTCGATAAAAATCAATGTTTAAGCCAGCTAATTCAGTCTGTAGTGCAGTCAAATCTTTCTCATACTTTTTATACTCTTCAGCCAACCATAGCCCATTTTTAGTAGCAGGGTTGTCACCAAACTCAGAGTTTTGTATTGATGCTGCAAAGAACGGGTTGCTGATAGCACTGGCAGCCACCCAAACAGACCAAGCATTTGAGAATGGGAAGCGCATACCAGCAGACTTCACCACCTCTTCTTGAACACGTTGTTGTGCACGTTGTAGCTCAATGGCCTCCATCTTGAGCTTGTCTGCTTCGTTTATTTGCGCAACGTTTTTGGTCCAATCACCGTACTTGATAGCAGCCAAACCGACCTTGGTCTTAAACACATCGTAGTTGTTATAGTCTTTTGAGGCTGGGGAAACGTATTCCATCCTAGCCTTGTAATATTCTTGAACAAAGTTTTGGAAGTTGACAAGGTCAGCGTTGTATTGGGCATAGTTTTCCACCTTTACTCCATAAGCATCGGCAGCTTGCCTCAATACACGTGCAGCTGCAGTAAGCTTCTCGTGTTCCTCTAGCCCATTATCTGCTGCCAAAAAATCTTTTAAACGCTGACTAATTGCATCCAACCAGGGCTTAGCTTGCTGAGTAACACCTGCTTTCTTTATGTTGGAAATCAACGGAACAACATCAAGTTCCAAGCCAGCAACAATTGCATCAGCCCTTGCTGCTTTGTTTTTTTCTAAAGCGTCAATTAATTTTCGCTGTCTTTCTCTGGACGCAGATTCGGCAAACTCATTAATTTTGTTTAACAGCTTTACTTTGTCATCAGGATCAAGCTCACCAACATTTGTTAGCTCACGCAAAGCAGACTCTCTAAACGATTGAGGGCCGGTGACAACGCCTTTGTCAGTTTGAGTTTCTCTAAACAATGCCCCGCTTTCTATGTAGTCTTGCATGAGCTGACCAATACGAGATGTGGCTTGCTCATAATTTGAATCCAACAGCTTTTTAAGCTGTTGTTGTTTTAGTTGTAGACTAATCTTAGCCAACTCTTGCTCGTGTTGTTGCTTTAGGGCCATGTACTTTAGGCCTGCATCAGCCAAAACCGCCAGCCCTGGTTGAGCTGAACCCAAAACAGCTTTTGCTGCCTCGTTTTGTTGCGAAAGCTGCATGAAGCGCTCATTAATTTTTAGTGCACTGTCCAAATAATTTTGAGTGCTTTCGTTTATTTTATTGGCAGCAGACAAGGCTGATTCAAACAGGCTATTACCTGCCTTTTGTTGCAAATAAATTGCCTCATCGCTGCCCAAGTATCTGTTGTTTAGTACCATAGTTTCCTCAAACTAACTTCGGTGGTGTGAATTGTTTGTAGGCAGTGGCTGCATTCATGCCAATAGCCAAGAAGTCAAAAAACCCTGGTGGTCTTATAGCCTGTTTTTGTGCTTCTAGTGTGTCCAAAGCCAACGAAGTACCAGCTTTTACTGCTTGCTCATTTAGTCGGTTTTGCAAATACCGGCTTTGTCGGGCAATGTCGTTGGCCAACAGATTAAATTTGAATGATTGGTCATTTACCAGACGTTGACTTTCAAACGCTCTTCGAGCCAAATCAGCAGATGCTGCTGCATTGATTTGGTTCAACTTGGCTGACAAGTCAGACTCTGTGCTTAACAAGCCCGCATAAGTTGACTCAATCCCTTTACCAACATCAGCCAACGTTTCAAAAGTGTTTCTGATGGCACGAGAAGCAGCAATTTGTTGATCCCTTTCTTGCTGCTTTCGTTGAAACAATTGAGTTTGTTTTAGAACATCAAACGCACCAGAATCTAAGAGAGCCACAAGAGCCTCATTTATGCCACCAGAAGCTGCGCCCATATCTAATAGAGTGGCTATAGTTGCCCGTTTGTCATCAGCCTTTTCTAGGTTGCTTAGTATGATCTTAGCAAGGGTCTCCACATCTTGGTTCTCATTTGACAAAGTCGACAAAAACTCCTCTGCTGCTGCCTTGCGGCGCTCACTTGCTTTCTCAGCTGCTTGAAGTTGTTTTTGTTTTTGTTCCAACCCAGATTTAAGCAGCTCTATGTTGCTTGCAAATATGGCGTTTTGAGCAGCAAGTTCGTTCAACCGCTCTTGCATTCTAAGCGCAGCATCTGTTTGCAAATAAGAGGTTCGTTGTGCCGCATCCACCAACGCATCTTGAAGAGAATCCATCAAGCGTTGGTTTCTAATGGCAAACAACTGCAATTCAGCCTGAAGCTGTTGTTGTTGTTGTTGAGAAGCAAGTGCTTTGCGTTGGGCACTTGCTTGTTTTTGTTGGCTTGTATATGAAACAATGCCGCTGACGGCTGAAAGGCCGGCAGCAACTGCACCAGCTGCTCCCATGTAATTAATTTACTCCTTTTTCCCACTTTGTTTTCTTGCATGTTGCTACATTCTAATAGGTGGTTGTGGGGATTATTTAGCCTCAAACCAGCTCTCACCTTCATGCCACTCACCATGAATTCGCACCCCTTGGAGAATGTCCATTCTGTTGTTCCAGATTCTGTTTAGGTCCTGCAGCAGTTGTGGAACTTTTTCTTCATCTGCTTCAACAATTGCCTCATCGTGAACCACGTTCACAAACGCAGCACCTGCCAACTCAACACAAGGAAGGGACTCAATCAGCAGCAAGTGCAACACATCACGGGCTGTTTTTTGAATAAGAAAATTGAAGCACTGTCGTTCTCCACGCAAGCGCTCCCATTTGTTTGAACTTAGCAACTCTGGATAAACTCCTCTGGCTCCAAACGGGTTTGACAGAACAGGCACACCATCCACATGGACCCTGGATTTGGCCTTAGACAAGCACATATCGCGGAGACGCTGTATGCTCGGCTGGTTTGAGTGAACCTGAGCAAACACCCTCTCTGCCTCTTCTAAAGACGCAGTTAAGCCTCGCTTGTAGATTAGGTTGGCCGAGCCTCCGTAGATTAGAAGAAAAAGCACAGTCTTCGCCATGCTACGGCTTATGCCCCAGTTTTTGGCATTGGCCGAGTGAACGTCTTCACCAGAGTTTATTATGTCAAGCAGTTTGCTATCGCCTGTGCATTTGGCCAAAAACCAAGCAAGCACAACCACCTCAATTCTGTCCAAGTCTGCCACCAAAATCCGCTTTCCTGGTGGGGCACAAAATAGCTGCCTAAACCGCATACCAAAGTCCTTGGACGTCCTGTAGTCTGGGTGAGAATCGTCGTAGGGGCGGGGCATGTTT